CTGCTTTCTCATCTACCACGCGCATCCACAAGCCTTGGCCATCAGTGAACTGTCTGACCTCTGAATCAGCACCGACTTCAAAATCAAAGTCAGGTTGATTCCAGGGGACAGTGGGTGCACCAAAGGCAACAGTTCCATAAACAAGATAATTGACCAGGTCAGCTGGAACAAGTGAAGTACCCGAAATGGTAACATTTGGGATACCTGTTTGGCCAGACAGACCAAATAGGACATTATTACCTTGTGTATTGAAAACAGTGTTAGATGGGTCAACGACCAGGCTAAACTCCTGTACTTCCTCAACTTCATAATCCAACTCACTTCCAAAGAAGTGCATGTCGTAACAAAGATAAAGGTTTCCTAGAGGCCCTTGGTCGGGTGACCCTGTAAAGGTTGAAGCAGTGAGCACTTGTATGAGGCCTTGGGCCTCGAATCGGAAATCTCCAATTTCCTCATCAAAATAACGAGTGATCACATTTTCTGGGTCAATGTCGACTGTGGCTTCGTCCCAGACCGGAGTCTGGACGAAAGAGGAATGTGTGGCAGCATGAGCCAGTTCATTTCTACCAGTCTCTAGGGTGGTAGTACCTACGTCATTCCTGAAGTAGATAGCTATTGCACCCGGAGTTGTAGTAGGAACAACCGGTTCATAGACCACACACAATTTTTCAACGTCATGTTCCTCGAACTCTGACGCGAACAATTCCAACCGACCTCCAAAAGCTCGGGGGTTAACTGGGTACATGCCGTGGGGGAGTCTTTCACCTAGACCCTTAACACCAGCAAGAAGACCAACGCGAACCTCACCAAGGAACTCACGTCCCTTGACTCGTATAGCACGTTGTCCATTACGCATGTACTCAACTTCATCATAACTTGAAGGCCCACCTGAAGGACTAACATTAATTGGCATGCCCTGTTGTGCCTTATTAAATGCCTTCATGGTTTTATGTCTTCGTGCGCGAATTGCGCCAGATGAGCTCTTGTAGGTAGTGGTCTTCGGCCACCGTTTACGTCGACTATCCACCCCTGGACCGCTTAGATCAGCAATGGAGCCAGCAGAGCGAGAATCTCGGGAAGTGATGTGCCCAGGTCCTTTGCGACCTCTTTTGCCGCTGACCATAGGTCGCTGGTGACGCGCTTTACGCTGTC